AGTCAATGCACCGTCATACAATGGCACAATGGCAAGCTGTCCCTGCTCGTATGCTAATCGGTTTAAAATATGGTTGATTATCCTTGCACGTCTTTTGCTATTAATGCGTGCCGTGTAGATTTCTCGCAGGTTCTCAAGCGCTTGGTCTTCTGTTATTTCTCCCGTCTCAATTTTAGTATTAAGATCCAGGTTTCTGGTTTCATACTGGCCGCATAAGTTGTATGTGTAAGTCGTCTTTGATTCTGGCTTCATTTTGTTTTTAACAATATCGATTACGTTTAAGGTATGCGCGGCATCGTTGATCGCCCTCTGCTGGTCTCGTAGGTCTTTTGATAAGGTCTTGATCCTGTTTGAGATGGTGCGCGTGTTGTTCTTGTGATCCGCATGACCGATCACGCCTTTCGCCCTCCATACCCAATATCCAACGGCCTCGGCTGTGCTGTGCGCGTTATCAATTGCACGCTCGATCTGTTTCTCTGTTTTCTTTGCTTTGCGTTCTGAATGATGGCCGCTTAAGATTGGTTGATTGTTGCCGATCCTATGCATCAAGTCGTTAGCCGCTAACTGATAACCATGGCATTGATCCGATCTCTTTTGAGCCAAGAGAAGCAACCGATCCGCTTTCGCTTCAGCGCGTTCGACCATTGTTAAACCCTCAGGCAGTATATCGCCAGCAAGAGCAAGACAAAAATCTTCGTTATCAAGTGACCAGTAAGCAACGAACAGCTTTTGAACCGGCGCCCACTTCCAGCCGCTTGACTTCATCGCGGCCCAATCTTCAGAGTCAATGCGGACCTCAGTGTAAATCCTTAGCTTATTGTCTTCAGGTGAATAAGTCGCGCTGAAGTCGTCGGGGTTGTACTTTGATATGTCCATGTAATTACCTTACTTAGTTGTTTTCGGATGATTCCGACACTAGACCCTTAATAAAAGGCCTAGTGGCAGATCATTTATATTTAGCTTTCTTTTAGCGCATTTAACGCCAGTTTGATTTGTTCGCGCAGTTCACTCTCGGATAAATTCCAGTTGCGCATGTCCAAAGTATCAACAGGCTCTTTCAAAGCAAGTTCGAGATCTTCAATCGTGTTTATTTCAAAGCATGCCTCGGCGAATGTGTTTTCTTGAATTTCAATAGTCATAAATAATTACCTTACTTAGTTGTTGCGGATGATTCCGACAGTAGCCACTTAAATCAAATGGCTAGTAGCAGATCATTGACCTAATAAAAACACTGTTATAAATAGAACACCAATGACATTAAACGCTACCACAAGGCCGATCAATAGTACTTTGATTAATCGCTGCATCATGCTGCTGTACTCCAATCGTTGATATTAAAATCAGTGTCATAATGATACGCATCAAGAAAAGCGCTCACATCATCAATGGTATACGCTTCAATCTCGCAATATGTCTGTGCTTGATCAATAACACATTCAACTGGATAACCTGCAATGCGTAAATAATTGTCATAGTGCTGGTCTAACTGCTGGATCTCTTGTTCTCTCATGGTCTTAATTTCCTTAAAACGTTGTTGTTAGTATGTCTTTACGACTTTAAAAGCTAGGTCTAGATCACAATCAAACCAGTTATCTGCCATCATGTCACCATCAATACGAGCGAACATGACGTATTCTGCAAGCTCGTCGGGTAATGAGTCATCGTTGCAAGTCATATCAAACGATTCACAGATGTTGTCAATCATACTGTATTTAATTACTGCATTGTATTGTGTGCCATTATATTGAATTTCTACGTCTTCGATAGTCATTTGTTTAAACTCTCTATTTAGTTGTTAAGTCGTCATGTATTTAATCAAGTCAGTGCTTTTCGCTGATGCTCTTGATCGCTTAATTCTTAACTTAACAAAGATGTTAAGATAAATCAAGTAAATCGGCACACCTATTTGTAATTAAGGGGATGAGTCAAGGCTGAGTCAAGAATTAGCAGGGCTACAGGGTGCGCGGTTGCTGGGTTTCTTTGTTCCGTTGGCTCAGTGCAGCACAGGTCAGGAGGGTGAGACAGTTTCCTTGATCTTAGTAATGGCGTGGCTTGTGGCTCTGTTACTTAACATTATTGTATATATATATATATATATATAGTGTATGTATTATGTATATATGGTGGCTGTGGTGGCTGTGGCTGTGGCTGTGTGTGTGTGGTCACCAAAGCTGGAACATGGTGAGTCAGTGAGTTAAATGCCTGTAGACCACGTCAGGCAAGGGCTAGAGCGGTTCAGGGGGGGTAAGTCGGTAATCTTGGATTTGTACAATAAACGTACATTAGTCAACCTTTTTGCTAATTTGCATTGACAACAGTACAAAATACGTACAATTTACTTCTTCAAGGGGTATTTTGCGGCTAATAATAACTTGAACAAGTCACTACCTAATCAACTGATGACTATAAAGTCACTCGGACACTAAGTGTCTTCCCTTGACCAGCAGCGCAGAAATTAGGCCAATCTTGACCGTCAAGTCATGAAGCAACGCCAACACATAGTTACCTGTCAACTTGCTTTGAGGTGTGCCGAGTGAGTCAGCGTGCAAAGGATCGTAGTTATGGCAAGGCTTAGAACATCGGCACAGGGTCTACAGGGGCGAGTCAGTAGCAAGATCATCGTTATTTTGCTGCTTCCTTACTTCGATCCTTCGCTACTACATAAAAACACGGTAGCAAATCACGTCAAGAAAAAAGATTTCCAGTACCTTTTTGCTTTTCCGTTTTAGGATCTCGGTTTCTGAGAGCTGCGATCGCCAGGCGGGGGTTTAGTCTATATTATATATACATACAGTAAGCTTACACACAGAACCAAAAAAATAAAAAACCCAAGGTACTTGACTGCTATTACGAAAGCTATTAAATTACATCTATTTAATTAAGCGGTGACACGTATGATTTCAGACTTCATGGCGAAGAAACGAATTGACTGGATAATTGACCCAAGGGTTGCTGATATCGATGGAACTTGGATGCCGGGTAGCAAAGATGTAACGCGAGTATGGGATGTGTGTTCTGCGAGAGAAAGAGAGGCGATAGTTGCATTTATCTCATGTGATACTTACGGCGAGGTGATACAACGGATAACAAGTATGTCACTTCAAGCATGTGTTACGCTGTTACAGACAAACAAAAAAGTAGTGTTAGCGGTGGTTGCAGGTCGCTTGTGTAATTTGCCATCGGATACTGCGCGTTATATGTATTTGGACACGTTGATGTCAACGGTGCATCAGAGGGAAATTCATCGAAACGAAATCAGTTCAATTATTAAAACGGACAAAGACCATTTAATTGAGTTATCGCAGAAGCTTAAAATTGATGGTGATGGGAAGCGAGATATTTTAAAGCAATTGGTAGCTTATGGCATGCAGACTAAATTACATGAGGAGGCAGAGCTTGATCATGCGACTGGTTTGGTCAGTAGGCCAGCGGTGTATACATTAGCGGATCCGAGAATGGCGTTGTTGTCTGTTCAAGAGTTGAATAAGATGGACCATGAGTACAGTGAGGATGAGTCAAGTACATCGAGTACTGAGTCTCAAGCTGAGAGAATTAGACGTTTAAGACAAACGGCGCCAAAAGAAATTCTAAAGACATTGAATGACACAGCGAACCGAGAGGCGAAGAAATTGAATGGGATTGCCAAGCAGATATCTAAGCGACAAATGAGTGATCTAGAAAAACTTGAAAACGGTGATTCTGAATGAATGCGTCTGAGAAATTACAACTAGAAAGAAATAAAGCCCAGGCTGAGATAGATCAATTTGTGTATTTATGCATGCACGACTTTGAGTTTTTTGCTAAAACATGCTTAAAAATTAAGACTAAAACGGACGGCATACAGAATTTAAAGTTCAATAAAGCGCAGCATTACCTGCAGAGTGTCGTCGATGACATGACAAAAGAGCATGGGAAAGTCCGAGTAATTATTGTCAAAGGTCGTCAGCAAGGGCTTTCGACATGGGTGCAGGCCAGAGGGTATTGGAAAACAAGTCAAAACGAGGGTGTTAAGGCGTTTATTTTGACGCATGAGAACCAGGCAACGAAGAATTTGTTTGAGATGACCAAGCGATATCACGACAATGCCCCGGTGGATGTCAAACCGTTAGTCAAAAAATCGAACAGGGAAGAGTTAGAATTCCATGAGATTGATTCTCAGTACTCAGTTGGTACGGCAAAGACAGGTGATACAGGACGTTCTCAGACAATACAGTTTTTTCACGGCAGCGAAGTTGCTTATTGGCGAGCAGCAGAAGATATTTCATCCGGTGCGATGGAGGGCATACCAGAAGCCCCTGGTACAGAAGTCTACTTAGAAAGCACAGCGGCGGGGTTTGGTGGTTATTTTCATTCGATGTGGCAAAATGCAATTTATCCAGGTGAGGAGATACACAGCAAATGGAATGGGTACATCCGGGTGTTTGTACCTTGGACCTGGCAGGATGAATATCGAGAGCCGCTTCGGGATGCAATTGAATATACTCGCGAAGAAGTTGAGTTAAAGCGTCTGCATAAACTTGATGATGAGCAGATCCAGTTTCGTCGTATGAAAATTGCAAAAATGAAAAACGATGTTTCTCGGTTCCAGCGAGATTATCCGCTTACACCTGAGGATGCATTTAACTCATCTCTGATCAATGTGCTGATCCAACCAAACAAAGTGATGAAGGCTAGGGCCAAAGGCAGATCGAAATATTATCAACCAGTGGGCGTGATGGTATTGGGTATCGACGTAGCAAGGGAAGGCGATGATTCGACTGCGCTAGTGCTAAGGCAAGGCCGGATCATGCACTGGTATAAACGTTTCAATAAGTTAGATAACATGGAAGTTGCGGGGATCTGTATTAACATCATTAGGCAATATCGCGTTGACTTTGGCTGCATTGACTCAACAGGAGGTTACGGCGCAGGGGTTTACGATCGCATGGTAGAACTAGGTTATGGCAGTAAAATAACTGCAGTGAACTTTGGTAGTAAAGCATTCGATGATGAACACTATAAAAACCGTAGAGCCGAGATGTGGGTTGGTATTCGAGAGTGGTTGGACGAGGGCGCACAGATGCCTGACCGAGACGAGATACAACTCGATTTATGTGCGGTAACCTACAAACACGACAGCACCGGAGAGCGCCTTCAGCTTGAGTCTAAAGCCGATATGAAAAAGCGCGGCATTAAGTCTCCTGACATCGGTGATGCATTAGCTTTGACATTTGCGAGACCTAGAGTAAACTTAAGCGGAAAAGGTGAGTCATTTGATCCAGAAGAATATTTCAATTAAGGTATTTTGATATGTCTAGTAACACCATAGTAAAATCTCCTATCGTAACCTTTCGAAAAATAAATGCGTCTGCGTTAGTGCAACAACTTGAGGGCCCTGAACCTAAATACCCAGTGTATACGTTTGGATCTACTCGCAAATTTGAGCGTCCGGAACACCCAGGTAATGAATACCGCTGGCTAGACGACCAAGAGGATTTTTAATAGTGAGTATTATCTTACCCAATAACTATGTGCTGACAAAACAAAAAGCTCAAAACAAACTGACTGCCGATAGAGAAGAAGATGCAAAAGCTCAGCACAAACTTGAATTAGAAATAGTTCAAGATCCAGAGGAGGCTATCTTTAGAGTCAAAGACTTTGAAATTGCTAAGATGGTAGGAGCCGCATTATGTCATAAATATCCGAATCATGGATGGCAGATTGAAGCAGATAGTCGCAACGGCATAGCTAAAATATTTATGTCTCAAATGAGCAGTTCTCAGGGCTATATTTACAAGCTAAAAGATATTTCACTTGGTACTTTTGACCGTGAGATGATGCGAGTAGGGGGTGAAATGCTTGAACGTTTTAGCATATCACGGGGTAGATTTAATGAGGATAGCATTAAAAACGTAATGCGCGATCCTCGCGGCAACGCAATAGCGGATTTATCATGAGCAGAACTGATACGCAAGACACTGATGAAGTATTGACGCAAGGTTATACGAAAGAAGATAAACCTGATACGAAATCAGAAAGAGAAGCTTACTTTATTGAATTAGCACGAAGCAACTTTAACACTGCTAAAACGTACATGGATACAGCTCTTTCAACGCAGTGGGAGCAAAATGCTGATCACTTTAACAATAAGCATGGAAGAAGAAGTCGATACAACTCAAAACAGCATAAAGGCAGCAGCCGTATATTTAGGCCATTAAGTAGAGCATCTGAGCGGTCCTCATCGGCAACAGCAGCAGCAGCACTCTTTAGTAACTTAGATGTGCTTGACTTACAACCAGAAAATAAAAACGATCCCGCTCAAGTATTTTCAGCCAGAGTAATGAAAAATATTGTTGCTTATTATCTTGATAGAAAAATCCCATGGTATTTAACTGTTATGGGCGCTTGGCAAGACACTCGTGTATATGGACCTTGCTGCAGCTTTACAGATTGGCGTTTTAAATCAAAAGAAGTTACAACCGAAGTACCAGTTTTAAATATATATGGCAAACCCAAAGAAGATGGAAGTACACAAAAAATAACTGAAACCGTTGTAGTAAAAGATGAGCCATATATTGATTTGATCCCAGTTGAGAATTTACTCTTAGATCCCGCTTGTGACTGGAGGGACCCAATTAATTCCAGTCCGTATGTCATTTACTTGAAAGCAATGGCGATCACCGATGCTACGCACATGATGGCAAGCGGAGAATGGAATACTTACTCAGAAACGGAATTACTCGCTGCCACTGATCATACGTACAACACTGTGACATCAGCTCGTGACGGCGATAACCGACCGGATGCTCGTGACAGCCAAACAAAAACAGAGTTTAAAACTGTTTGGATACATTACAACTTTGTAAGAATGGATGGTGAGGAATATTTCTACTTAACAGCAGGAACCCAATTACTTCTTACAGACATTAAAAAACTAGAAGAAGACTACCCAACTGGTATGCGGCCCCTTACATACGGTTTCAGTGTCATAGAAGCACATAAATTTGCGCCTAATTCACCAACTGAAATTATCAGTGGGCTGCAAGTAGGAGTCAATGATATTGCAAATCTGCGTATCGATAATATTCGATTAGCTCTAAACAAACGATATGTAATTCGGCGTGGAGCTACCGTTGACCTTGAAGCATTAATGCGTTCTGTACCAGGTGGCGGTATCGTTACAGATGACGTAGATAAAGATATCAAAGTGCTTGACACACGAGATGTAACAGGATCTAGCTACAAGGAACAAGAAAGACTCGAAACTGAAAGTAATGATATTTCAGGAACGTTTATGGGCAGTTCAATTCAAAACAACCGAAACTTAAATCAAACTGTAGGCGGCATGGAAATGCTTGCAGATGGACAAAGTGCATTAAGTGACATGGATATCCGAACGTTTGCCGAGTCATGGGTAAAACCACAACTTGAATTACTTATTTTAAATATTCAAGCTTTTACACCTGACGAAGTTATTCAAACCATTGCATTAGAAGGTGCTGAAAAAGATCTTCAGTACTTACAACGTTTTGAACCTGATTTAAAAAATGACCCAGAAGCTGATGTAAAAAGACGAAAGCTAAAAAACGATATAATGGCTAAAACGTTAAAAGAAAAAATGACAGTAAGAGTCAATGTTGGATTAGGTGCTACGAGTCCACAACGTAAAGTATCTACATTACTTTCAGCTGTAACAGCTGCAATGCAGTTACCTGGACAGGGCGCTCGTATTAACGAAGAAGAAGTTACCAAAGAAATATTTACTGCAAGTGGATTAGCGGATGGAGCTCGTTTCATATTGCCGAAGGAAGATGAGCCACAACTGACGCAAGAAGATCTGCAAGCAGCTCAAGAGCAAGGCATGCAAGAAGGCCAAGACCAGATTAAATTACGTGAGATTGAAGCTAATTTAACTTTAGGTGAAGGCAAACTAGAGCTACAGCGTGAGTTAGGATATGCAGAGCTTGCACAAAAGGAAAATATAACGTTAAAAGAATTAGAAACTAGACTTGAAATTACATATCGCAAAGATCAAACACATAGAGACATATCAGCTTTACGTGAAAGATTAAAATCTCAAGAGTTAGAATTTAAACGAGTGACAGGCAAACCAGGAATATAGGTGATGGCAATGGATGAAGAGATATTCGAAGATAGCGAATACACCTCAGAAGAACAACGAACACTAGAAGCAGATGTTGAAAAAGTACTGATTGAGTGGCGAGCCAAAGTAACAGACGCGGATAACGCAAGACAATGGTTAAATACGAATCTAGGCAAGCGAGTCTTGGTAGCACTTAAAACAAATCAGATGGCAGCGATGAAAAAATGCATAACTGCTACTGATGCCAATTTAATTAAAGAAGCACAGTTTGACTATAAAGTTTACTGTCAAGTTGAAACGATTATTGGAAGTGTGATCATGGAAGGTCAGCAAGCACTATCAGAATTAGAATCAAGAAAGTATTTCGATTAACTCATATAGGTGACATATGAAAACCAAAGCTAAAGCTAAAGATATAAATTCAGAACTTCCAACAGAAGTAATTGATGATGAAGTAACAGAAGTAATCGCAGATAAAGTTGCTGATGGTGATGAAGACCTTGGCGGTAGTGACGAACCGATTGTAAGAGTTCCTAGTCCTCGTGAAGAGATGATGAAGGAAATACTTGAGTCTCGCGGAAAAGACCGACCCATTGCGGATGATGACGGTGAAAGCGGTACGTTTGATATCAACCAAGAAAAAGTTGACACACATGAAAAAATAAACAATACTTCAATTGTCTCTCAAGGTGGCGAATCTTTTTTAAAGCTGAAAGTTGATGGTGTTGAAAAACAAATACCTATTGACGAAGCGATAAAAATACTTCAAAAATCAGACAGTGCGGATGCTAAATTAAAACAAGCTGCATTGATACTGAAACAAGCCGAAGAGAAGCGGCAGTCCCAAACATTTACCCCTCCAGATAATGTCAAAGGAACTGCTGTAGAAAGTAGGGAGTCATTGAAGAATGCCCTTACAAAGCTATATGATGGCGATATTGATGAAGCTACGGAAGCTCTTAGTTCATTATTCTCCGGTAGAAGTGGAAGCGTATCAAACGAAGAACTCAGCAATCTTTTTGATTCTAAAATGCATCAAAGAGACGACGATAAGAATCTTCAAACTGCATATAAAGGTTTTCAGAAAAACGAAAACTTTAACCATATATTGCAGGATCCTACACTGACATCGAAGTTAGATATCATCACGGCTGAGCTACAGCAAGATCCTGAGTTTTTAGCTACAAGCCCCAGTTACGAAGACTACTTCACAGAAGCAGGTAATAGGGTAAACGAGTGGCTAGGAACGTTGACGAATCAACCTAATAAGCAAAAGCCCACAGAAAACCAAGACTCAGTTAACTCGTTAAAAAAGCGAAAAGGCGAAGGTCTACAAAGCATGACTGTTCGCAGAGGCGCACCTACTCCAGAAAAACCTCGTACTCGTGGTGATATCTTAGGGGAAATGGCATCTCGCAGAGGTCAGAGAATTTAAAAATCTAGGAGTTATTTATGGCAGGTCAAGTATGGGGTACTGATGCAGACGGTGGTTACATGTATTCAGATGAGTTATCTGATTTCTTACGCACCGAATTGCAACCATTAAGCCGCTTTCGCCAATTTTGTGATATCAAAGAGGGCAAGGGCACAGGCAAGGGCGAAAAATTCAACTGGAACATCTACAGCGATGTTGAGACAGACGGTGATGCACTTGATGAGTCACATGCAATGCCCGAAACAAAGTTCTCAATTACGCAAGGCACGTTAACAGTGACGGAATACGGAAACTCTGTACCGTACACTAAGAAACTTGATGATTTATCTCGTCATCCAGTGCGTGAAGTAATCAATAAAGTGCTTAAACACGACGCTCGAAAAACGTTAGATCGGGCAGCTTATGCTCAATTTGCGTCATCGCGAGTTACCTTGGCGCCAACTGGCGGTACATCTACAACATCTGTAGCATCTCAAGCAGGCGCAGTAGGTGCAGAGTCTTTAATCACAAATAACGCAGCTATGTCCATTGATCATGTTAAGGCTATTGCGGATTTGATGAAGGAACGAGAGATCACTCCTTACATGGGTGACGATTACTTCTCATTAGCAAGACCAACCACTTTACGTCCATTTAAAAATGAACTCGAGCAAATTCATCAGTACGTTGAATCAGGCATGCAGCTTATTTTCAATGGTGAGACAGGTCGCTATGAAGGCATTCGTTTTGTAGAGCAAACAAATGTCGCGAGCAAAGGTTGGACAAACGCAAAATCAGATGAAGCATTCTTTTTTGGTGCTGATACAGTTGCGGAAGCAATCGTAGAGCCCGAGCAAGTTCGTGGTAAGATACCCACTGATTTTGGTCGTAGTCGTGGTCTTGCATGGTATTACTTAGGTGGTTTTGGGATTTCTCATAACTCTGCCGGTGGTGCTCAGAACCGTATTTTAAAATGGTCTTCAGCTGCTTAATTAGCAGCTAGAAAACCTCTTAACAGGAGAACGTTATGAAAGATCATAGTCCCAATGAAGGTGAGAACAACATGCACTTTTCAGGTAACTCTGAAGGTGGACGTAGCTCATCTATAGTCGATAAAGCGGGTGTCGAAGATGGTTTATCATCTATGGAAGCATGCGCAGACTGTAAAAATATGGGTGATGTCACTCACAACCAACGCCCAATGGCTGATTCAATGAGCTCTGGCTCGTTCAAGATTGGAACTTAGGAGTAATTTATGGCTACATATGATAATCCGGTTCGAATGACGTATTCAATACTTGCAGCGGCGATTGACACTTCAGGTACATTGTTATTGATGTCGGGACCTAAAGGAATGAAAGGTAGAGTTGAGTCAATTACATTTGTTGCGACTGTCGCAACTACTGTAGCGGTTACTGTTCTATCAGTTGGTTCAGTTGGTGATACCGACAAGTACGCGATAAATACGGTTCCAATTGCTGCTATTGCAGCTGTGTCGAATACAACTACTATTCTAAACTCAGATACAAACCTAATCCCAGCGGATGAAGCCGTAGTACTTGCTTCAGATGGTGGGTCCACTGCAGGCGATGGCAACGTTTATGTTGTAATTGCTTGGTTCTAGTTTGTCACCGGGAGGACGGGGCTTTGGCCCCTGAATCTTTTTTCTAGGAAATACTTATGTACTGTACATGGAAAAGAGTAAATCAAGGATCGTTGGATTCTCCTGAATCACTTTTAAATCAAGGTGATTACCCTGTTTTAGTAGACGAAGTAAAGCCTAAAGACTGCGGTGATATGGGCTTTTGGGCGATGGAAGACGAATTAACAGTGGCTAATAAAGACACGAGTGGTAGTATTACAGAAGGCGTTTCTATGGAGCGTTCAATGTATTTTAGTAATATTAGAAAAACATCAAGTTATTAAGGTGACAACATGAAATTTGATCCCACAAAATCCCATATGACGATACATGGACAAGATCCTTCTTTTCCAGGTGCTCGCTACCAGCAAGGCTCTTTTGTATATGATACGCACCATAGAGTTATTAGTGGTGTAGATCCAAATGCAGACAAGACGCCAGCTCAAGTTGCAAAGCAAGAAGTAATAGAGAAACTAGCTAAAGAGTTGCAAGTTCTTACGGACAAGCTTAAAGAAGCGCAATCTAAATATGATTCAGATCAGACAACGCAAACAAAAGCTTCTCTGACCAAAGCAACGAATAAGTATGAAGCTGCCAGAGAAGAACTTTCTGAAATAGCGAGTTAATTGAAATGTATTCAACTTTCTTAGAACTCTGTCAAGCTCTAATGTATGAAGCCGGTATCTCAGGCACAATAACGTCTGTAAAAAATCAGACAGGCGAGCGTAACAGAGTTGTAGGATGGGTGCGTAGGTCATGCATGCTAGTAGAAGGTACATTTACTAACTGGAATTTTCTACATGAGTTCCATCAGTTTAATACTGTATCACAGATTTCAGACTACCCACCTCCATCGAATCACAATGTATGGGATACTGATACTGCTAGTCTTCCAAATGACCAATCGGAATTACTATTTACTCCATGGGTTAGAAAAAAGAAAGAGTTCCAAGAAGAATCGTTTGGATCTCCTTTTGGATTTACAGTACTGCCATCGCATATAATAAGACTTTATGATACCCCAAATACAGTCGTTCCTATTTCGATTGAATATTATCGAGCTCCTACTATAATGGTAAATAACGATGACACGCCTGCAATACCTTTGCAGTACCGTGACATAATAATTTACAAAGCGTTAGGGCTCTATGCAAAATTTGAAAATGCAGACGAATTATTACTATCGTCCAGAGAAGATTACAGCATGCGTTGGGATCAATTACGAGCACGAGAATTACCCGGTCAGCAAGGTATGCAAGCTCAAAGCACAGGAATGGATATTCAAGTTATTGCTGGCAATTATTAAGGTGAAGGTGTGACGTATGCGAAGCCCCATTCAGGGATCTGTAATTCTAGGAGGCGGTCTAGACTTAATAACGCCTCCACTTGAGGTTCCTCCTGGTCGAGTCCTTCAAATAAAAAACTTTGAGTGCGATTTAAACAACGGATATAGAGTCTCAAAAGGATTCGAACGTTTTGACGGACGTAACTCGCCAACAGCAAGTAGCTTTCAAACGTTAGCAGTGGCTTCCACAACCGGATGGCAACAAAACGAAACTGTAACAGGAACTACGTCCGGAGCCACATCTAAAATTTTTAAAGTCGGGGCTACCAGCCTTTATACAGCCGAGATAACAGGTGTTTATCAAGCAGCTGAAACTATCACAGGGTCAGTATCAGGAGCGTCAACTACAATAACTCAATCTGCAACAAATATATTACTTGATGATAATGAAGTATTTAATGAAATACGATATTTAAAAGAAATTTATCTTCGAGATAAAATTCAGAAGATGCCTGGACAGGGACCCGCGAGAGGTGCTTACCGTCATTTAGACATTGCATTAGGAGTTAGAGATTTTAACGATACTGAAGCGCGTATGTATAAGTCAACTGCAACAGGTTGGCAGCAAATAGTTGCATCTTATGTTGTGTTTTTTGACGCTGTTACTGATATTGCTTTACTTGTGCATGGTGCAACAGTTAGTGATGGCACAAACACTGCAACACTGATAGCTCATTCAGTTAAAAACATAGGTGCATCAACTGGGTACGTAGTACTAACAGGAGCCGCAACAGGATTTGCTAACAATGATAGCTTATCGGTTGGTGGTTCAGTTGCTGTTACTCTTTCAACAGATGCCGAGCTTGTAACATTAGAGCCTGGTGGTCGTTTTGAATGGTACTCATACAATTTTACTGGTGGAGCTCAGCGTTACAGAGTGTACTGCTGTGATGGCGTAAACCCTGCATTTGAATATGATCCTACCACAAACACAATAGCGCCTATTTACACTGATATTGAAAACATTGCAACAGATACACCTAAATTTTTAGCAACCTATCGAAATCATTTATTCTTAGGTTTTGCAGATGGGAAAATGAGAAATTCAGAACCAGGTAATCCTTTTCTGTACGATGCAGCGGCAGGAACAATTGATTTTTCAATCGGAGCGCCGATCAGCGGGTTTGATAGTACTGCAAAAGCGTTGCTGATAGCGACTACTAGAGATACGTTTGCACTGACAGGACAAGTAGCGGAGAATTTTACACTTGATTTAGCTGCTGATCGTGTAGGTGCTAAACCCTTTACGATGGCACATATCAGTACAACATATATGCTGGATGATCGTGGAGTAGTTGCTTTGAACCGAGCTCAAGAGTTTGGTAACTTCCAAGACTCTACAATTTCAAGATTAATACAACCGCTTTTAAATGATCTAAAGAATACAATTGTTGCAAGTATCACAGTACTTTCGACAAATACATATAAGATGTACACAGAAGACGGCAAAGGGGTCACAGTTACGTTTCAGGAAGGCCAAGCTATTGGGTTTGGATTTTTTGATCTAGGCATTGGCATTTATGCAACAAGCACTGCAGAAGACGATCTAGGACAGGAGCGTATCTTAGCATCATCTACTGATGGGCATGTGTACGAACTTGAACGTGGAAGATCGTTTGATGGAGCATCCAAAAGTTCTTGGCTTCGAACCGTATATCATTTCTTAGAGTCACCTGCGTATCGCAAGAAGTTCTACCGGGCGTTTATAGGGGCTGTCATAAGCGGCACGGCAACGTTAAAGATAGGAGCTGACTTCTCACTAGGCACAGATGATGCAAACTCATTAGGCACGATAACAGAGACTGTGAAGGGACAAGATGGTTCGTGGGACGTAGGCCAATACGATACAGCTGTATTTGACGGTAAGGTAGTATCAGATGTATATTTGGATTTAGATGGCACTGGGGAGTCAATTAGTTTAATATTTAACCACGATTCGCCAAGTGATGATATATTTACGCTTAAAGATATTCTTTACTCTTACAAAATGCGAAGACCTCAGAGGGCTAGACGATAATGGCAAATGATTACTACGACGCTCCAGATGCAAAGCAACCATTAGAGATCATAAGATCTTCTGAATACAATACAAATAATTTAGCAACCGAAGCAGCGTTTGATAAACTCCCGACTGAAGAGCAGATAAACAGATCTCAATATGGAGAAGACGTTAGCACAGTTGCAACACTATACAAAGTAACTGTTCCAGTACTTAACTTAGGGTACTACACTGGCCTTGAAATTGTATTTGAAGCTAAGTTCACCAATATAGGCGCCGCAAGTATTCAAATTAATACAGATGTGATTGAAGATCTTGTTGATGTACTAGGAGATCCTTTATCTGCAGGTGATATTGTAATCGGCCAAATAGTTACTGTAGTATATACCTCCAACTCAGTTTTCCAAGTTCAGTTTAGGGCTGACGCTCGTGTACTTGCCGAACAAGCAGCTGCGTCAGCTCTAGCAGCTTCCGTATCCGAGACAAATGCTGCAAATAGCGAAAGCGCAGCGTCTACTTCAGAAGGCAACGCAGCAACCAGCGAGACGAATGCAGCCAATAGCGCAAGTGGTGCGTCAACAAGTGAAAGTAACGCGTCAACAAGTGAAAGTAACGCGTCTACGAGCGAGACGAATTCATCAAATAGCGCAAGTGGTGCTTCAACAAGTGCAAGTAATGCTTCAACAAGTGCAAGTAATGCTTCAACAAGTGCGAGTAACGCTTCAACAAGTGCAAGTAACGCGTCTATAAGCGAGAACAATGCAGGTACAAGCGAGAACAATGCAGGGAATAGTGCCACAAGTGCTGCCAATTCTTTTGACTCATTTGATGACCGTTATCTAGGCGCTAAAACGAGTGATCCAACAGTAGACAATGACGGTGATGCGATTATAACAGGCGCTTTATATTTCAATAGCAACACTGATAACATGCGCGTTTACACGGGTTCAGCGTGGGCTAATATTGCAGATTTAACAGGCTCTGTTGATATTAACGGTGGAACCATTGACGGTACAGCAATTGGTGAAACGGCAAAAAGCACAGGTAAGTTTACTACTTTAGAAGCTGATAATATTTCTACATTTGGTGCCTCTTTGATAGATGACGCAGATGCCGCAACAGCACGTTCTACATTAGGGTTAGGCACTGCGGCTACCACTGCCGCTTCAGCTTACTTTGCCGCATCATCAGTATCTACATTTGGTGCATCGTTGGTAGATGACGCAAGTGCATCAGCGGCACGTTCTACATTAGGGCTAGGCTCGGCAGCTACTACCGCCGCTTCAGCTTATTTTGCCGCTTCATCAGTATCTACATATGGTGCATCGTTGGTAGATGACGCAGATGCCGCAGCAGCGCGTTCTACATTAGGGCTAGGCACTGCGGCTACTAAAAACACCGGTGATTTAGGGACAATCGGTATTGAAAATGGCAGTGCCGCCGCGCCCTCGCTAAACAATACTGGTAATACAAACACGGGGCTGTTTTTTCCTGCGGCTGATAGTATTGGATTTGCTACTGGTGGCGCAGAAAGGTTACGCATAAATTCAGCTGGTGACTTGCAATTTAACCGTAGCGGCACAGCACTTTTAACCGTCACAAGCGAAGCGAGTATTGGTCAAATTGAAATGCTTGATGCCACAACTGGCTTTTTCTTTTCTAGGGCTGGCACAAACGTATTAGGCTTTGCGCCCAATGAGGGCGCGGTATTTAGGCCTGCAGACGATAACGTTTTGGATTTAGGCAAAGCCGATAGACGATTCAAAGATTTATTTTTAAGTAACGATGCAACTATTGCTGGTGTCGTTAAATTAGGTAACGGTAGCGCTGGCGCTCCTTCATTAACTAATATCGGCGATGATAACACAGGGTTATTTTTTCCTGCTGATAATGAAATTGGATTTGCTACTGGTGGTGCTGAAAGAATGCGGATTGATTCTAATGGTAACGTCGGAATAGGCACTAACAACCCAAGTGCTAAGCTAGAAGTAAGCAGCGATGTGCTTGTAAATGGATTAACCCTTGGACTTGGTGCTAGCAGTGTTTCCACAAACACTGCACTCGGCGATTCCGTACTTAGCGAAAACACAACTGGCGCCCTAAACAGCGCGATTGGCTTTAACGCCCTTTTACTCAATACAACTGGCGGAGACAACACTGCTGTCGGGGTTCGCGCTCTAAGGGAAAACACAATTGGCGCCCTAAACAGCGCGTTTGGTACGAACGCCCTTTTATTCAACACAACTGGTAATAATAACACCGCAAGCGGGTTTCGCGCTCTTACAAGTAATACCACTGGCAGCAACAACACGGCGCTTGGTAAAAACTCAGGGCAATTAATAACCACAGGCTCTAAGAATACGATACTAGGTAGCTTTAACGGCAATCAAAACGGGCTAGACATAAGATCCGCCGATAACTATATAGTTCTCGCAGACGGCGACGGCGTTCCTAGAATAGTGGTTGATTCTAGCGGTAATCTCGGAATAGGCATAACAAACCCAAGTGAAAAATTACACGTTGCGGGCGCGGTAAGCATTACTGACGGTAGTGCAGGCTCGCCTGCATTGACTAATAACGACGACACAAACACGGGTATGTTTTTCCCTGTTGCTGACGAAATTGGCTTTAGTACTGGCGGCAGCGAAAGGGTCCGTATTGACGACGGTGGCAATCTTATTGTAGGTAAGACTAGTAATGACGCTAGCGCCGTAGGAACTTATATAAGAAGTTCTGGTGATATATATGGCACCACAAACAACTTTCAAGTTGCTAGTTTTCGTAGGAACGGCACTTCAGGGGCAATTATTGCCTTTCAGTCAGGCGTTACTAGCACAGGCAGTATATCAGTCAGCGGCTCTACTACTACTTATAACTCAACTTCTGACTATCGTTTAAAAAACGACATTAAGCCTATTGAAACTGCGGTGGAAAAAGTCATGGCGCTTAACCCTTGTAATTTTGCTTGGAATTTAGACGACACCCGAAGCAACGGATTTATAGCGCATGAGGTTCAACTAATTGAACCAAACGCAGTAACAGGAGAAAAGGACGGTGACGACATTCAAGCCATGGACGCTTCAAAGTTAATACCTATACTTACAGCGGCATTACAAGATGCGCTGAAACGAATTGCTGTGCTTGAGGGCAAGTAAATGAGACTTAATCAAGACAACAGAAAGGTAGATTTCATGGAAGTGCTAAAGAGCTATTTGTTTCCAGCAATAATAGCCGCAGTGTCATCGTACATGGCAGTAGTCGTAACTTTAAGCACAATAAAAGCGGATGTAAAGTACATCAAGCGCGATATGGATAAACAATCAGAATGGTTTTCTCAAGTAACTGCAAATCAGATAACCTTGACGTCTATCACTGCTGACATGGCAAATAATGATAGATGGTACGTTGCTCAAGAAATTGAAATAGATCGACTTAAAGAACGAGTAAGAATACTGGAGCAATTATGATTCAATTTATTATTAGAGTGGCGCTAATGCTAATTATGGCGCCTTTGTTAATCCCTGTTACTCTTTACGCACGTTTAAAGAACCTTGAAAGGCTGCCCTGGGGTTTTGAGTATATCAGCGGCAATCGTGAAGACAACTGGGATGGCAAAGGTGGTGCTAAAGTTAAACGCAAACTGTGGCTGTTTGATGGTACAGTCGATATTGAGAACGGAACACATGGTTGGTGGCAACAATATTTATATGGTAAAGGCGTAGTATGGGACTCATTAGGTTTTTTACGTCGGTGGTGGTATTCATATAAGTGGTGTGCCATTCGAAACCCGGCTTGGAACGTTCGATACATACCATGGCTAAGTACTTCATGTAATAAACCAGATGTGCGAATGTTTCAAAATGCAGGTAATTGCGAAGCGGTGGATAAAACCTCGGACGTCAATTTAAGATACGACTTTACATTTACGAACGCTGACGGCAATTTTACCGGGCATTACCGGCACACTAAAATATTCGGCAAGTATTATTTATCTAGGCGGTGGGGTTGGAAAGTATATCCGAGCTTGTTTAAACTTTCTAAAACACCACTGTTTAAGCAACGTAGCGTTTCAGTTATCAACTTTGAAATAGTAAACATCGAGAAGCAATAATGAAACAGCGCATCATCGACAGAATACTTAGCGTAGAGGGAGGGTACGTTGACGACCCTAGTGATTCAGGGGGTGAAACTAACTTCGGCATTACAGTGGTAGTTGCTCGTGCTTACGGATACGAGGGGGCGATGGTTGACCTACCACGATATATGGCTTTTGAAATTCTTGCCCGGCGCTACTGGGACGCGGTGAAAGGCGACCAGTTATTTAAACTGTCCGAAACACTCGCCGAGGAGGTTGTTGATACTGGCGTCAATATGGGCGTCAAGCGAGCTGGTTTATTTCTACAACGTTCGCTTAACGTGCTGAACGATAGAGCTAGATTGTACAAGGACCTTAAAGTTGATGGTATCCTTGGACCTGCCACTATAAGCGCGTTAACTCAGTACCTTTTATTACGTGACGAAAAAGCACTGGTTAAAATGCTTAATTGTTTACAGGGCTCGTTTTACGTAGAGTTGGCAGAACGCCGCGAAAAAGACGAACGATTTGTTTACGGATGGTTTAAAAATAGGGTTGAAATATGAAATATTTAGTGTTGTTTGGATGCTGTTATCTGCTCGCCACTGCAGCCTACTCTATTGTTTTTATATTTGCCTGGCTAGGTGAAGTAACGAGCGTTTTTCGTTGGGTGTTAGAAAGACACGAGGGCCTATGGATTAATGTAGTTGTAGCAGCGGTGATGGCCTATTTGATTAAACAGGAAATATCATGAATTGGTCAGACATTGCAGGATTAATAGGCAAAGCCGCGCCCTATGTTGGCACTGCTTTGGGTGGTCCAGGCGGCGGGGCTTTAGGCTCTATGGTAGCAAAGGTTTTAGGGGTTGAAGAAACACCTGATGCGGTAGCGGATGCGATTAAAAATAATCCTGATGCGTTGCTTACACTTAAAAAATTCGAGTTTGAAAATGAGCAACAGATCCGCGATATGGCGTTTAAAACTTTAGATAGTGAATTAAAGGACAAGCAAAACGCTAGGCAAGCACACAAGCACAACCCTATGCCTATGATTATCTGCATATCATTAACGCTAATGGTTGGCGCGGGTGCGTATGGACTGTTTCAATTACAGATACCACCGGAAAATCAAAATATAGCTAACTTACTTTTCGGTACATTATTAGCTAAATGGGGTGATTCAATAGCTTATTGGGTTGGGACTACCCGCGCAAGCGCAGACAAAACCAACATGATAAAAAAATAAAAATAAGCGTCACTAAATTGATACGCTACAGAGAATGAATTGTTTTAATTTCGGTCTAGTAGTATTATAAAGTATATAATGCACAAAACTTCAAATAGTTAGGATTGACATGGTTGATAATACAGGTTTAATTTCCAGACAACGTGTAAAGTTGCCTTTTGATGAAAATACAAAGACGCAAACACCGCCTCCTATAGCTGCGCCTGGTATGTCATTGAATAACACGTCCAAACAACGTGTAAGGTTGCCTTTTGAAGAGAATACGAAGACGCAAACACCGCCTCCTATGGTTGCGCGTAGTTCAGTATCAGACGGCACGTCCAAACCATCTGCGGATGTTATGCCTAGAGACTATCAGTACCGAAACGATCCAGATGGGAATCCTAATTATGACTCACGTAGCAACGGATTAGTAACTCAAGCAACTGCGGGTCAACGCGACATTGGGTATGATCAAGATCCCAGCGTTACTGCGCCAACAAACACGTTTCAAACTAACATGAACACAACAGTTGCGGATCCTCAAGGAGTAACAGCAGCCCCTGAAACTACAGTTGATTCGGTAACAAATAACGTTCAAGTAGATCAAAACGGCACCGTTACTGACATCGCAAGAGCAGAATATTTAAAAGCTAATCCAATAGTCGCTCAGCAAAGCGGTTTTAAAATAAACATGGATGGCACTGTATCTAGGTTAGACGATGTAGCGTCTCGGACAGGCACTGACATCACAGCAACAGAAAATCAATTCCAGCAAGCAGATCTAACTCAAACAGGAGAAGGTCAAACTTACACAGGATCCACATTCTCAGGAAGAGAGTCAGGTGAAATTGTTGATGAAACTTCATCTAATTTAAATCGTCTACTGGAAGAAGATAGCGACTATATGCAGCTTGCTCGTGCTCAAGGTTCTCGCCAGGCAGAAGCTAGAGGATTGGGAGGATCTTCACTGCGAGGGCGTGCAGCACAGGGAGCGGCGATAGCATCGGCTATGCCAATAGTACAGCAAGGAACAGATGTAGCTAATCAGCAGTTTATATCGGCACAGAACAACACTGCCCAGTCGAAAATCGTGGCGCAGAACAACACTGCCCAGTCAAATATTGCAGCATCAAATCGTGAGCTTCAAGAGTTATTAGCTCAACAAGACATAGCAGCTCGTATGGGCGACAACGAAGCAGCAAGAGACTTACAAGCTCAGATTCAAAATGAGTCAAATCGCATCGAAGAATGGAAGACACAGATCCAAACTAATTCGGCTCAAAACATGCAGCTTCAACAATTAAAACTTACTGAGCTACTTGAACAGCAAAGTTTAGCGCAGCGAGAGGGTAATGAGGTAGCTAATCGTGAACTTCAAGCGCAAATTGAAAATGAACGCAATAAACTTGACGCATTTACTGTTGAAGCTGGGGTCAACTCCAATCAAGAAATGCAAACACAGCGATTAAAACTGGATGAGCTTTTAAAGCAACAGCAAATGGCAGTAGCTACGGGCAATGCAGATGCAGATAGAGAACTGACAGCTCAGATTAAAAATGCAGAAATGATTTATTCTGCGTGGGAAACCACAACAAGAGTGGAATCAAATGAGTTATTGCAGACAGAGCAAATGAAGCTAAGTGAATTACTTACTAAGTATCAAACAAATGCCGAACAAGGTAATAATGAAGCTAATCGTGAATTGCAAGCAGAGATTGAAACACAGCGTAATAACATTGAAACATGGAAAACAACTACAAATCTTGAATCGAATGAATACATGCAATTCCAGCAGTTTGAACAGTCAGATGAACAAGCTGCATTAGATAGGGAACTGCAGACGAACATGCAAGGAATCGATATTGATTACCGTAAGTGGTTAGAGCAAACAACTTTTGAACACCAAGGCATACTACAAGGAAACCAACAAGCATCAACGGCCTATAATACTTACACAGAAGCGGCAACGAATATATTAAATAATCCTGAGACATCATCTGCTCAGAAGAGTTCTTCTGTTCGATCTTTACAGACGGGACTTACAGACCAGTTAGAACTTATATCACTAACAGCAGGAATTGATTTAAGTGAGTTTTTAAGTACCGCAGGATCCGTAGGGAATTTTGAGCAAAGAGATTTTGACGGTCCATTTGCAGGCGGTGGTGCAGGCGGTGGTGCAGGCGGTGGTGCAGGCGGTGGTGCAGGCGGTCGCGCTCGCGGTAGACAAGGTTATTACGGATAAAAAATACAGTGACGGTTACAAAAGCGTGTTTTTCAGATTTACAGCAAATGGCGGTACTTGGCAGTCACGTAACGAAGACAGTCATGCCTTTTTTGCCAAATGATAAAGATCGAGTATACTCACTAATGAGAGGGTATATTTCGGATAGAAATGCGATGTTATTGGTTTCAAAAAACAACGATGTTATTCAAGGTGGTGCATTAGCAATAACAGCTAACAATCCATACGCAAAGAAAATGAATACTCAGCTCATTGGACTCTACACTACGATAGCAGGCGATGGGATTGAAATGTTTTCTCGTATCAATAACTGGTTTGAAAGTCGCGCCAACAGTTTAATATTATGTTATGCAGCACCGGCAGATACACGCCTAGATAAGTTACTGCATTTAAAATTCAATCTACAGCGTCAAGGCACGATGCTAGTCAGGAGCAAATACAATGGGATTTCTTAGTAGTATTGTAAAAGGCGTCAAAGGCATTTTTAAAGGAATTAAAAAAGTAGTTAGTTCTGCTTGGAAAGGAATTAAAAAATTTGCTAAAAGTAAGGTTGGTAAACTTGTTATAGGAGCGGCTTTAATTTATTTTGGAGCAGGCGCTCTTGCTGGTTCAGGAGGAGCGGCAACATCAGCAACCGGAACTGCTTTGACATCATCTACTACAGCAGCAGCAGCCGGAACTGGTGCAGCAGCCGGAACTGGCACAGGATTAGGAACTGCTTTAGCTGGTGTTGTCCCAGCCGCACCCGCGTTGCCAGGTACACTTGCAGGTGCGAGTACTGCAGGAGGTGTAACTGGCGCTGGTGCGACTGCCCAGTCTGTTGCGGGTGCGACTGCCTTGAATACAGCAGGAGCTGGTACAGCCGCCACCCCTGGATTGATGTCCCAAGTTGGTTCTGCGGCAAAAAGCGTAGGAAGTGCAATGGCGGCTAATCCCGAACTAACAATTGCAGGAGGTGCAGCACTCTCGTCAATGTTCCAGCCGACTGCAGCAGAAGACTATGAAGCCATGATGAAAGCAAAGCAAGACGGCAGTAACATCGCTGGTGTTAACTACGATGGATCTGGAAGTCAAATCGACATTGGTTTAGTAAGACGAGCTCAGCGCGACGATCTGCGTAAACCGACATACAATAATAGAGGATAAGATCATGCCTGAAGGTTTAATGAGTAGAGCTAAAAATGCTCAGCAACCGACTTCAATGCCCGAAACCACTGAACAGGAAAGTGGTGAAGGTGAAGCGGTATCGCCTGAAGATCAGCAGGCCTATGATGACGCTATGCAAATGGTAGGTCAACTAATCTATAAAAACGAGCAGATTAGTGACAAGCTTGTTGCGATGGTGAAGCAAGAAGATCCTGCCACCGGCATTGCAGATGCGTCAGCTTTTGTTCTTAGTAAAATTGAAGAGACATTCCAAGGTGAGTATCCTGAGGACCTAATCGTTCAGACTGCAGATGAGATATCTGACTTAATAATGGAACTTGTTGAGGCTTCTGGCACTGTTTCGGAGGTAACCGAGGACATTGCAGTTAAAGCTAAAGGATTGCTGACACAACAGCTCATTGAAGCTTATGGTATAGATCCTCAAGACTTTGAAAATGCCACGCAAGATGTGTCGGAAGAAGATCTTGAAGAATATAGTAAAATGTTTGGAGCAGTCTAATGAGTGGTTTACTTAGTCGTATAGCAGTGGGATTAGGCGAAGGCGCTCAGGTCTATGGCAAACTAACATTAGAAAAGCAACGCGAAGAAAGGCTTGCAGCACTACAAGAAAAAATGCAAAAAGACACTCAAGAATTTCAAACCAGTGAGAATAAGAGCAATCAAAGCTTTACGTCTGCTGAAAACGTTAATCAGCGAGACTTTCAAGCAGAACAAAATAACCTTGATCGTACTCTACGACTTGATTCAGCTAAGTCTAAAGCTGCGAGTCAAAATAAAGATACTGTCAAAGATATTCAATATGCAGATGATTTCAGCGGTAATATGACCATTACAAAAACAAGTGGCAAGCAGACTCGATACGATGCCGATTCTGATACCTACTACGAACTTGGAAAAGGTAAACCTGAAATCACAGAGAGCATGCGCGATCAAGCGATGAAGTGGGGTCGAGATTTTGCGGAACAGCAAGCAAAAACTTTTGGCAAAGACAAAACCGATTTTCCAGTTGTACAAAGTGAGGATCGAGCAGGAGTTCTAGCAGGTCAACTTTTTTTAAATGCGATGACTTCTGGACCTGAAGCAGCAGAAAAATTCAAAACTGAAGCAGCTAAACAAGGATTTAGTTTCATTGAAAAACAAGCAGTAGACACACCTGAAATCGTTGACAGTGTAAAAAGTGGAAAGCTTTCTACAAGTAAAAATGAATCATCAACATCTAAAGCTGGCGCTCAACTACAAGTTGCTTTCGATCGATATCCTAATACCGACCAAAAAGAACTTGCACAAGCAATGATTGACAGTAGAAGTGTACCGGAGTCTGTAAAGAAGCAGGCAAGAGCATTTCTAAAAGCCAATTGACAATAGTTAAGC